ACATTTGAACAGCATATGTCAAATTGGGAAGAGCAATATTATAGTGGTGAGTCTGATCTTCTTATTGAAGATGGCGTGATGAAGAAAGGTCCCAGGGATACTTTCACGGTTGATGAAGTAGGGGTTGCTGCACATCGCGAAAGAATGTCGAATGGTCGTCGTCTCTTTGCTAAGTATTATGAGGCGCTCTGGGACTGATGGCAAAAGACGTTCTAGAGCGTCATGTACTTGGCGGCTTTGTATATCTACTAATTAGTTTTGTTTTTGTGGGTATAGCATATAATACGGCGTATCCATTTCTTGCTGGTTACATGTATCTATTTTTTCTATGGATTTTTTGTTATCATGCATTTATTCATTTTCTCAATAAAGCATTGATTAAATTTTTTCCGGAGTTACTATCTAATGATTAATAAAAATGTTAATTTCTCGACTGATATTCGACAACTGTGTGAAGAAAAGGGAATGGAATTTATTGATGCGGTAATTCATTGGTGCGATGTGAATAGTTTTGAACCAGAATATGCTGCATCACTAATTAAGAAAGACCCTACAATTCTTTCCAATATCACTTTTGAAGCAGAGAATCTGAATATTCTTAAGAAGACTGCACGGTTGCCTGTATGACCTCATTCGAGGTGTATAAAGATTATCTTGCACTTCGGAACCATTTTAACTCTCCCGGTTATGATTACTTTAAATATAATGGTAAAGTATCCGGGAGTGTAGACTCTTTTAATAAGCGCAAAGATAAATTCTTTTTTGAAAAAGTTGCAAAGCATAGAGACGCGCATAATCTTATGCTTGCCAATTTCATACAGAATCCTAAATGCTGGATTCGTGAAATAGCTTATGATGAATCAGCCGAACAAACATATCTTGACTGGTTGAAACGAAGTCAATCTTTAACTTATATGATCTCTGGTGATCTTAAGAAACTAGATGAAACATTCAACGAAAATTTCATAGTCAGAGATAATCAACATCCAGTACTACTTAAACTTTTCTGCAGTGATTCTATATCAGCAGAAACACTATGTGTACTGGTGGATATTTCCAGATGTTTAAAGCACTGGGATAAAGAACTTAATGGTGATGTTGTATGGGATGAGATTAAACTTCTTATCAAGAAATACACACCATTCATTAAGTATGATAGAGAGAAAATCCAAAAACTATTGGTTGACTTTTTCTCTGTCTAGTGGTATTATAAATAGTTATGAGGGTTTACTCTCATATACAAAACATACGATCATACAAATATACAAAACATACGGAGATTATACATGGACTTTTCACAACTTAAGCGCAATTCTGGTAAGAACTCACTTGAAAAGCTTACCGCAGAACTTGCTAAACTCAATACACAGGGTGAATCCAGCAAGGGTGATGACCGTTTCTGGTATCCCAATGTAGACAAGGCCGGTAATGGTTTTGCAGTTATTCGATTTCTCCCAGCCCCCAGTGAAGAAGATGTTCCGTTCATTCGCATGTTCGAACATGGATTCAAGGGCCCAACTGGTCTTTGGTATATCGAAAACTCTCTTACAACTCTTGGTAAGAACGACCCGGTTGGTGAATTGAATTCTAAGCTTTGGAATATTTCTGAGGATGATAATTCACCTACTCGTAAACAAGCACGTGCTCAAAAGCGTAAGTTGACTTTTATTAGCAATATCTATATCATTCAAGACCAAGCTAATCCTGAAAATAATGGTAAGGTTAAGCTGTTCAAGTTTGGTAAGAAGATTTATGATAAGCTTAATGAAGCTATGAATCCTCAATTTGCCGATGAAGAGCCGATGAATCCTTTTGATCCATGGTCTGGTGCTAACTTCAAGCTTAAGATTCGTAATGTCGAAGGTTACCGCAATTACGATAAGTCTGAATTTGCTTCTGCTGCTCCTCTTTTTGAAAATGATAATCAAATCGAGTCGGTTTGGAAGCAGGAACATTCACTGCAGGCATTCCTTTCTCCTTCTAACTTTAAGACCTATGAGGAACTTAAGGCTAAGTTGAATAAGGTTCTTAATCTTGATGAAAGTACTCCTGCTGGTTCTCGTCAGGCTGCAGCTAATCGGAAGCAGAATGATGAAGATGAACTTCCTTGGAAGGAATCAATACCTCAACGTGAAGCCCCTGCTCGCTCAGCACCATCTACTAATACAGATGATGACGATGGTGAAGATTTGGAATTCTTTAAGCGACTTGCAAGTTAATACTGAAAAGGGAGGCGAAAGCCTCCCTTTTTTTATGCCGCCATGCTAAACAATCTAGCATATCTAACACCAGCATCCGGAGGTTCAACGGATCCCGGATTATTAGGATCAATTGGATTTGAAGAACTTTGGGTTCTTGATGCTGGTGTCGTAGATGTATCAACCGGAGTTGCTGGTGGTGTCGGTGGTGTCGGCATAACTCTTTCCGCAATTGCATTTTGGGTGGAAACATTAGATAATGTTTGCCCTGTATTTACAGGTGGTGTGTATAGTGCTGGAGGTGTACTTTGAGATTGAGATGGTTCTGCATTCATTGGTGTTTCTTCACCTGCCCATGAACGCATTGGTCGACCACCTTGCCAGTTAAGTGGATCAGAACGTCGTGTAGGATTACGTCTTGCGGGTGCTATTGAATTAAAAGCCCTTTCAGTATCACTATTAATTCTTCGAGCAGGCGGTTCATTTCTACCCATTAGTTGAGCAGCAGTTGTTCCTGCTAGTTCAATACGAGCTCTTTGCGCCTGATGTATATCTGGTATAGTTGTTTCGGATGGAACCGGCTCAGGACTATAAGTACCAACACTACTTGTCGATACCATTGGTGAACTTCTGTTATCTTGTTCTCCAGAAAATACTGTTCCACGTGGACCGGGTTCTGGTGGTAATTCGGGCGCACCTTGTCTCTGTCTAATTAAACGTAAACGCTCAAAAGTACCTTCCGGAGGTGATGGGCGCTCGGCAACAGGTACATTATTTAATGCTGATAAACTTTGTATAAAACCATTCTCTAATGCATTTCTTCTTGCTAAATTATTATGAGGAATTCCAATTCCTTCATTGTTACTAGCTTCCTCTGATGCATCTAATTCATTGAGCGATCGTACGTAAGTTTCAATTGGTCTTATAAGTTGTATTGTTGGACTTACTTGTTGTTGAGTTAATTGATTTTCTTCACCAGCAAATGTTCTGCCAGCAGCGCCCATACGCATAGGAACTGGTTCAGGATTCCAATTATTAACATTTGGACTTATTAATCCCCGTTGTGCGGGTGGTATACTATTAAAGGCTCTTTCGGTATCACTATTAATTCTTCTGGCGGGTGGTTCACCTCTACCCATAAGTTGTGCTGCAGTTGTACCTGCCAATCTAACACGAGACTCATTAGCTATAGTCGGATCAATTCTTGTAGGAATTGGTTCTGGGTTGAAATTATTAACATTTGGATTTATTAATTTAGGTACTTCAGGTACTGCCGCAGGTGGCGGCACAGATGGTGTTGTTGGTGTAGGATTTGTAGCAGAACTCGATTGTTGATTAGAATTACCTAAAGCTGAAATACCAGCAGCTCCAGCAACTCCTAAACCAACACCGACGGCAGCAACACCTAATAGTTTTAGAAAATTTCTAAAACCGTTAAGGATTCCAGTATCTGTATTTGTATTTGCATTATTGGCAGGAATTAAATTACTATTCTGAGTCCCTTTTATACTACCAAGTATTTCCGTTAAAATATTATTAGTGGTTTTTTGACTATTAACAATACTGGATAAAATTGCAGTAACACCACTTGTATTTGTTTGTATATTTGTTTGTGTATTTTTATTATTACTTTTATTTTCATCACCACGATATACACCACCCATTAATGCTCCCAATAGTGGGAACATTCTATTAAATGCTCTACTACCTTTCTTTAAAATAAAATCTTTTAAAGAAAATTGTAAATCTTGTTTTTGATCAAGTAATTGTTGTTTTTTGGTTTTTTGTCTTGTTTTTCTAACTTTATTTTGTCTATCTACTACTACGATTTTATCTGTATCATCAATTTTTGATTTCTCATCAGTTTTTTTCAAAAATTCTTCTGTAGCTTCATCACCAATTTTTTCCTTAATTGCTTTAACCATAGCAGGATTTGCAAGTACTTCTTCTGTAGAAATAGAAGTCTTGCTTGTTCTTGGTAACGGTTTACCACTTTTATTTTTAGCTTTACTTTCGGTTAAAGCTTTTTCAATTTGAGCTTTTACACTATCGTTCATCCCTTTATATTCAGGGCTGTTAACTATATCAGCTAAAGTTGTGATTGTTGGTTTCTTTGCCATATTTTATTACCCTGCCTTAATATATATTTTTAAAACCAAATGCGGATTCAAATCTAGTACGTAAAGGTATTTCTTTTGATAAAGT